AGGCGGTGCAGCTGCTGCGGAAATACAGGGCGGGGAAAGCCAGCATTGACAGCCGCATCATCAGCTGCCAGGAATGGTGGAAGCTGAACAACTGGGACGAGCAGAAGCGGGGGAACCGGCGGAACGGGAAGAAGGGCTTCCTGGGGGCCAGCAGCCAGACCCGGAGCGCCACGGCCTGGCTGTGGAACTGCATCGTAGGCAAGCACGCGGACGCCATGGACAGCTATCCGGAACCCGTGATCCTGCCCAAGGCCCAGGACGACCAGGAGGAAGCCCAGCGCCTGGCCAGCGTGGTGCCGGTGATCCTGGAAAGCAACGGGTTTGAGCAGACCTATTCCGAGTGCAGCTGGCAGAAGCTGCAGGAGGGGACCGGGGCGTATGGCGTCTACTGGGACCGGGACAAGCTGAACGGCCTGGGGGACGTGACCATCCGGCGGGTGAACATCCTGAACCTGTTCTGGGAGCCGGGGATCGACGACATTCAGGAGAGCAGGAACGTTTTCCACGTGGCCCTGATGGACACGGACATGCTGGAGGACCAGTATCCGCAGGTGAAAGGGCACCTGAAAACCGGCGGGGAGACCGTGGCGCAGTACCGCTTCGACGACAACGTGGACACCACGGACAAGAGCGTGGTGATCGACTGGTATTACCGCAAATTCCAGAACGGGCGGCGGGTGCTGCACTACTGCAAATTCAGCGGGGATCAGGTGCTGTATGCTACGGAGAACGACCCGGAGCGGCGGGACCGCGGGCTGTATGACGACGGGGAATACCCCTTTGTGCTGGATCCGCTGTTCCCGGTGGAGGGCCAGCCCACGGGCTATGGCCTGATCGACATCGGGAAGGACACCCAGAGCGACATCGACATGCTGAGCCAGGCCATTGTACTGAACAGCACCATGAGCGCCACGCCCCGGTATTTCGTGCGGAAGGACGGGGGCATCAACGAAGCCGAGTTCGCGGACTGGACCAAGCCCATGGTGCACTGTAACAACAGCCTGGGCAATGACAGCCTGCAGCAGATCCTGGTGAACCCGATTTCCGGGAACATCGTATCGGTGCTGCAGCAGAAAATCGACGAGCTGAAATTCATCACCGGGAACACGGACATCAACAACGGGGGCGTGCCCAGCGGCGTGACGGCGGCCAGCGCCATCGCGGCCCTGAAGGAGGACGCCGGCAGGACCAGCATGGACAGCACCAAGGCGGCCTACCGGGCCTTCCGGAAAGTGGTGGGCATGGTGATCGAGCGGGTGCGGCAGTTCTACGACCTGCCCAGGCAGTTCCGCATCATGGGCCGGGACGGGGGCTCCATGCGATTTGAAAGCTACAGCAACCAGATGCTGCAGCCCCAGCAGATGGGGATCCTGCCTGGCACCCAGGAGATGGCCTACCGCCTGCCCTGCTTTGATATCGAGGTGCGGGCGCAGCGGGAGAACGCCTACACCAAGATGAGCCAGAACGAGCTGGCCCTGCAGTTCTATAATCAAGGCTTTTTCAACCCGCAGCTAACGGACCAGGCGCTGATGGCCATCGACATGATGGAGTTCAAGGGCAAGGAGGAGCTGTCCCAGAAAATCGCGGAGAGCGGGACCATGGCCCAGGCCCTGCAGCAGTATCAGCAGATTGCCCTGGCCCTGGCGCAGAAGTACGAGCCGGAGACAGCGGAGGAGTTGGCGGGGGCCATCATGGGCCAGGCCCCGCAGATGGGCGGAAGCGCCCAGACCCCGAAGGCACAGGACCCCGCCCAGAGCGCGGCCGCCAAGTTGAACGACGCCACGGCCAACGCGGAGAAGGAAAGCCGCGAGAGCACCATGAACCGACGCATGCGCGAGCGCGTAGCCAACGCCACAAGGCCGGACTGACCAAAACCGACCCCAGAAGGGGTCCAGGGGGCGACCGGAAAGCCCCCTGGCTTCCAGCATCATGAGGAGGTGCACCAATGCCGAGCACGTATAAACCTTACCACCAGGCCGAGGCACCCCAGTACCAGCCCACGGCCTACCAGAGCACGGGCCGGGGCAACGCCCAGAGCCGGGTGCAGGGCGCCCAGCCCTACAGCGGCATGCTGGGCGTGAACGGCCGGACGGCGCAGAACCTGGGCAGCCTGCAGGCAGGCTACCGGGAGAGCGACGCGGTGACCAACGCCCGCAACTACCTGACCAGCCTGGAGAGCAACCGCCCCGGGGACTACCAGAGCCGCTACACGGACCAGCTGGACGAGATCTACAACCGGATCCAGAGCCGGGGCCCCTTCAAGTACGACCTGAACGGGGACGCCCTGTGGCAGAACTACCGGGACCAGTACATGCAGAGCGGCAAGCAGGCCATGGCGGACACCATCGGCCAGGCGGCCACCCTGACCGGGGGCTATGGCAACAGCTACGCCGCCAGCGTGGGCAACCAGGCCTATCAGCAGTGGCTGCGGGACATGGTGGGCGTGATCCCCGACCTGTACGACCGGGCGGCGGCCCGCTATGACCAGGACACCGGGGACATCTACAACCAGTACGCCCTGGCCCAGCAGGCGGACGCTACGGACTACGGCCGCTGGCAGGACCAGCTGGCCCAGTGGAACGCCGACCGCAACTGGGGCACCCAGAACTACGGCGACGAGTACGCCAGGGACTACGGCCAGTACGGCGACATGCTGAACTACTGGCAGAACCAGGCCGCCCAGGAAAACGCCCAGTACATGACCAACCGCCAGTACAGCTATCAGCTGGCCCTGCAGATGCTGGCCAACGGCAGCATGCCCACCCAGGATCTGCTGGACCAGGCCGGCATCAGCCTCGCCGACGCCCAGAGCCTGCTCAACCCGCAGGTGCGGACGGTGTACCGCGCGTACATGCCTTCTGCGGAGATCGACATGCCGGACGAGCGCCGCGACCTGGACCGCATGAACGACAAACTGTATAGCGACTACATCATTCCGAAAGGCGCGGGAGATTATTCGGCGGCAGGCGCTCCGGCAGCCGCAGCGGCGGGATTGAACGCAGACGCCGCGCTTAACGCCGCGGCGGAGGATCCTAGGCGGAGGTCTAAGTAATTACACCCGCCCGAAGGGGTCCAGGGGGCGATCGGAAAGCCCCCTGGCTCCCCGCTTTCCGGTAGACTTACAAACGAAAACTTATTTGCTACAATGAACATAGAGTCGTGGGCTATACCCACAGAGGAGGACAAATGGACGAGCGGATGAAGCTGAACCTGCAGCTGTTTGCGGAGGGCGGAGACGGGGACGCCCCGGCAGCTGCGGCCAGCACGGGCGAAACCCAGGCGGCCGCCGCGCCTGAAAACCAGGGGGCGAAAAAGGGCCTTGCCGGCGTGATCTACGGAAAGCAGCCGGAAGAGGAGGCCCAGGCGCCGGACGCCCCGGCGCAGACCGAACCCACCCCGGAGGACCTGCAGAGCGAATGGAACGAGCTGCGGAACGGAAAGTTCAAATCTTTCTTTGACGCGGACACCCAGAACATCGTCAAGAACAGGCTGAAAAACAGCAAGGCGGCGGAGCAGACCCTGGAGAACCTAAACCCCCTGCTGGAGATCCTGGCCCAGAAGTACGGCACCAAGGCGGGGGACACCGAGGCCCTGCTGAACAAGCTGCGGGACGACGACAGCCTCTACGAGGAGGAGGCCCTGGAGAAGGGCATCCCCGTGGAGACCCTGAAGCAGCTGAAAAACCTGCAGCGGGACAACGAGCAGATGCGGGCCCGGCAGCAGCAGAGCCTCGAGGAATCGCTGTTTCAGCAGCATATCCAGGGCCTGGTGCAGCAGGGCGAGCAGGTGAAACAGGTTTTCCCGAGCTTCGACCTGCGGAAGGAACTGCAGAACGACACCTTCCGGCGGCTGACCAGCCCGGAGGGCGGCGTGGACGTGATGACGGCCTACCGGGTGGTGCACGCCCGGGAGATCGAGCCCATGGCCATGCAGGTTGCCAGCCAGAAGACGGCGGAAATGCTGAGCCAGAAGATCCAGGCGGGAAAGAATTTCCCCCGGGAGAACGGCGTGGGCAGCACCGCCGGCGTGGAGGTGCGCAGTGACCCCAGCAAGCTGACCAAGGCCGACTTCGACGAGATCAGGGAACGCGCGCGCCGCGGCGAAAAGATCGAGTTTTAAGGAGGTAAACCATGTTTCGTTTTCTGAAGAAGTTCATCTTCCTGGCGCCTGACAGCGGCGGCCAGGGCGGCGCCGTGGTGAACACCACCACCGGCACGGCCAACGCGTACACGGGGGCGACCACGACCACCACGGCGCTTGCGCCGACCATGAAAACCTTCTACGACACCCAGCTGCTGGAAAATTCCCGTGAAAAGATGTATTACCAGCAGCTGGGCCGGAAGTTCACCCTGCCCGCCAATGCAGGCAAGAGCATCGAGTGGCGCAAGTGGAACACGCTGCCGGACTTTGACGAGCTGACCGAGGGCGTGATCCCCACCGGCAAGACCCTGGGCATGACCAGCATCACGGTGCCCACGAAGCAGTACGGTCAGTACGCGACCATTTCCGACAGGCTGGAGCTGCACGCGGTGGATGACGTGATCATGGGCGCCGTGGAAGAGCTGGGCGCGGCGGGTGCAAAGTCTGCCGAGAAGCTCTGCCGCAACGTGCTGGCCACCAACACCAACGTGATCTACGCGGACGTGTACAACAGCGGAAGCTATGTGTCCACCCCGTCCAGCCATGCGGCGCTGGTGACGGCCATGGGCACCAGCGGAAACCAGGCGCGGCTGACCCCCGATATGGTCAACAAGGCCGTGACCCAGCTGCGGAAGAAGAACGTGGAGCCCCACAGCGGCGGCAAGTACGTGGCCGTGATCCATCCGTCCGTGAGCTATGACCTGCGCAGCTCTGACCAGTGGATCAACTTCCACCAGTACGCGGCCACCACGCAGATCTTCAACGGCGAGATCGGCGAGCTGCACGGCGTGCGATTCGTGGAATCCACGCTGGCGCCCGTTATGGACGCGACCAACGGGAAGATCTATCTGACGATGTTCTTCGGCAAGGAAGCCTTCGGCGTGGTGGATCCGGCCGGAGCGGGCATGGAGACCATCATCAAGGACAAGGCCCAGGCCGGCGGCCCCTTGAATCAGTTCAGCACCGTGGGCGCGAAATTCACCACGGCGACGGCCATCCTGTATCCGGAGCGCTACGTGATTATCGAGAGTGACAGCGCGTACAGCAGCACCGACGAGGCGAACTACGCCTACGACGAGGACGACCAGGGCGTGCTGCTGACCATCGGCGTGGCCAGCGCGGCCGGAACGGCGGCCGGTGATACCGCTATCACCATCAGCGGCTATACGCCGGCGACCGGAAATAGCTACCTGTACAAGGTGGACGACACGGCGGCGGTGATCGGCTTCGGCGAGATCCCGGACTTCACCTGGACCGGCTGGAACGGCTCCGCTGACATCACGGCGGCGACCGGCAAGAAGATCACCATCATCAGCATCAACAGCGATAACCGCGTGGTTGCCTACGGCTCCGCGACCGTGACTGCCAAGGCCTAAGGCCTACCCCCTGACCCCCTCCCATGCGTGGGAGGGGGAACCGATTAGAGGTCGATGGGGGACGCTTTCCGCGCGAAAGCATCCCCCGTCCCCCTGGAAAGGCGCCGGGGCTGCGGCCCCTGGCCCCCAAATTCATTCAAGCCCGAAGGGGCTGCCGGGGGGCGACGGTCAAGCCCCAGGCATTCTGACAAATTCGGAGGTTGAAACAATGGCCAAAAAGATGACCACGGCGCCGGTGAGCGCTGCGGCAGCAGAACCATACAGCTGGCAGGATATGCGGGAGATCCGCCTGCCGCGTGCGAGCGCGAACGAGAACAAGAGCGTGTACGTGTGCGTAAACGGCCGGGAATTCATGGTGCCAACCGGCAAGTCGGTGCAGGTCCCATATCCCGTCTATGAGCGGTTGCGCATGAAGGAAAAAGCGCTGGAGCAGGTGGAACAGGCCATGGAGGAAATCCCGAACGATCTGTAAGCGGGAGGGATAGCACATGACGATTGCGGAAGCGCTGGCCGGCATCGACGCGCTGAAGCCGAACCAGTTCACGGAAGCGCAGAAGCTGGGCTGGCTGAACGAGCTGGACGGCATGGTGCGGATCGAGCTGGTGCAGACCCACGAACAGCCGGCGGGACAGCCGGACTGGGAGCCATACGACAGCGACACCCCACAGACCACGGAGCTGCTGGTGCCGTTCCCGTATGACCAGATCTATCTGTACTGGCTGGCGGCAAAAATTGATTATTTCAATCTGGAGTATGACAAATACGCCAACGACAGCCAGCTGTACAACAACGCCTACCAGACCTATTCCGACTATTACACCCGGACCCATATGCCGAAGGCGGCGGTGCGGGAGTTCGAGCTGTGAGGGGGTGAGCCCATGCCATATCTGCCGGGGGTCAGCGCGGCCCCGCCCCAGCGCGCCTTCACCAACGAGTTTCTGGGGCTGAACGCCACGGACAGCACGGGCCAGGGCGAAACCTTCGACGAGCGCAACTTGACCAGCGACCACTATCCGGCCATGGCCACCTGGGACGGCATGGGCCTGGTGAAAACCCTGACGGACCCGGCGGGCATCCTGGGCAAGGACAGCCTGTGCCTGATCGACGATGGGCATGTCTATTTCGGGGAGTACGACACGGGGCTGACCGTATCCACGGACCCGGCCATGCAGCCGAAGCAGCTGGTGAGCATGGGGGCCTATCTGTGCATCTGGCCGGATAAAAAGTATCTGAACACCGTGGACATCACGGACCAGGGGAGCATGGACGCCAGCTGGAGCAGCGAGGGCCTGGGAGATTTCACGGTGCAGATGTGCCGGCTGGACGGGCTGGACTATGCCAGCCTGGGGCTGACCATCACCGTGAGCGCCATTGCGCCGGAGGATCCGGCCAACGGGGCCCTGTGGATCGACACCAGCGGGGAGCGCCATATCCTGATGCAATTCAGCGCGGCCACGGGAGAATGGGGCCAGGTTGCCACCACCTATCTGAAAATCACGGCCCCGGGCATCGGGGCGCAGTTTGCCGAGTATGACAGCCTGCACCTGGACGGCTTCGCGGCCGCGGGGACGGCGGAGGACCTGCCGGAGGAGACCATCGAGCAGCTGCGCATGCTGGACACGGACATGATCATTTATGCCCGGGGGACGGACTACCTGGTGGTTGCGGGGATCCTGGACCACAGCCTGACCCTGAGCGGGACCATCACCGCGGCCCGGGAGATACCGGACCTGGACTTCATCTGCGAGAGCAACAACCGGCTTTGGGGCTGCCGCTACGGCATGGCGGACGGCCAGGTACTGAACGAGATATACGCCAGCAAGCTGGGGGATTTCAAAAACTGGCGGAGCTATATGGGCCTTTCCACGGACAGCTACACGGTATCCGTGGGCACGGACGGCAAGTTCACCGGGGCCTGCACCCTGCGGGGCGTGCCGACTTTCTTCAAGGAGAATTGCGTGCACAGGGTATCCGGGACCATGCCCAGCAACTTCCAGATGACCACCACCGTGCTGCGGGGCGTGGAAGAGGGCAGCGAGCGCAGCATGGTCATCACCGGGGAAACCCTGTATTACAAGAGCCGGACGGAGATCATGGCCTACGACGGCACCCTGCCCCAGGCCATCTCGGCGCCCCTGGGCCCAGAGCTGAAAACCATGCACAACGCCCGGGCCGGCGCCTTTGGCAGCAAGTATTTCATCAGCCTGGAGGACAGCAGCGGGACCTTCCGCCTGTACGTATGGGACGGGGGCCGGGGCGTATGGCACCGGCTGGAGGACACCCGGGTGGAATACTTCGCCAGCCAGGACGACAGCCTGTACGCCATGATCACAAACAGCGGCGGGCATATCCTGGCGGACCTGAACGGCGTGAACGGCATCCGGCAGCCGGTGACCGCCCAGGCGATCCTGGGGCCCTTCGGCTATGAGACCGAGGACCAGAAATACCTGGGGCGCATGAACCTGCGCCTGCAGCTGGGGGCCGACAGCTGGGTGAGCGTGGCCGCCCAGTACGACGGGACAAACAAGCTGGAGGGCGGCTGGATCGTGCACGGGGAGGCCTACGGCCCGGCATCCGGCACGGAGGAAACCATCCGGACCATGATGCTGCCGATTCTGCCCCGGCGCTGCGACCACTTCCGGCTGCGGCTGAACATGCGGGGACGGGTGAAGCTGATCAGCATGGGCATGGTATACATGGGAGGAGCGGACGGACCGTGAGCAGCGTATTGCTGACCCCGCCGCCCTACAGCGGGGAGGATCTGCGGGCGGTGTACAGCTACCTGTACACCCTGCACGAGGAGCTGACCGGCGCCCTGGGGCACCTGACCGCGGACAACTTCGCCACGGAGGAGGCCGGGATCCTGGCCGGCCTGAAGGGCGGCGGCCTGGAGAAGCAGGCCCGGCAGGCCATGGCCAAGCAGACGGACAGCCTGCGGAGCCTGATCATCAAGACCGCCGACACCGTGGAAACGGAGCTGAACGCCCTGCGGGAGACCCTGCGCAGCGACTACCTGGCCCGGAGCGAGTTCGGCACCTACCGGGAGCAGGCGGAGAACAAGCTGGAGGCCACGGCCCAGGGCATCGTGCAGCAGTTCACCTACCAGTCAGAAACCACGCCGCTGCAGGAGGGCATGGTAAACTTTTCCAGCTACATCAGCCAGACGAAAGCGTATATCAAAACCGGCCTGCTGTATGTGGAAAACGGCGTTCCGGTGTACGGCGTCGCCGTGGGGCAGGATCTGAAATCCGCCACCTACACCGTGGACGGGCAGCCCGTGGAGGGGATCCAGCAGGGCGCGGCCATGGCCCAGTTCACGGCCAACGAATTGAGCTTCTGGAACCAGGGCACGAAAGTGGCCTGGATGAGCAATCAGGAGCTGCATATCTCCCATGCTGTAGCCGACCGGACATTCACCATTGGCAACTGCCGCGCGTATGTGGAGGGCGGTCTGATCCGCTGGACGGGGGTGTGACATGGCAACGACCGGACAGGTGATTTTCAGCACTGGAGCCATTCCCGGCAGCCGGACCATTTTTGTCACAGGCTCGGACAGCCGCTTCGCCCTGACCCAGACGGGAGCCTGGCCGGCGGCAGCCTATACCATCACCAGCGCGGTGCTGACATTCACCCGGGGCGGCGCGGGGAACGTGGGCACGTGGATCCGACGGACCAACGCCCCGGAGGCGTATCTGGTGGACAGCGCCATGAACAGCTATTGGACCGGGGAGGGATCCGCGGCCCTGAAGACCACGCCGGCCCTGTATGTGGGCCTGACAGAAATCACATTGAGCGGCGCCGGCGGGACGGCCGGAACCATCGCGGCGGGCAGCGTGCTGACCATCACCGTGACCTGGCAGCTGGCAGAGGAGCCCAGCACCTACACCCTGAGCCCGGACCCGGTGAACACCGGCGGCACCCTGACCATGACCGTGCGCAAGGGCGAGGGCGTCATGTGGATGCGGGCCCTGGTAACGCTGGGGGACCGCAGCGTATTCCTGGACATCGACGACGAGCCGGCGGCCGTGCTGACCATCCCGGAGAACTGGGCGGAGCTGATTACCAGCGGGACCACCGCCACGGCATCAGTGTATCTGCACAGCTTCAACGGCTACAACAACCTCATCGGCAGCGCCACGGGAACGGTGACCATCCGGGTGAATCCTGCCGTGGTGCCCACGGTGCGCATCACCGTGACCCCGCAGGCGGAACGCCTGAACGGCAAGCTGCTGGCGGGCATCGGCTATCTGAGCATCAGCGCCACGGCGGAAGGGGCCTACGGCAGCACCATCAGCACCTACACCTTCCCCACGGGCAGCGGCGGCACCGTGACCACCACGGCAGCCAGCTACACCACGGAGCCCCTGACGAACCTGCCGGAGGGCGCGGCCACGGAAACCCGGACCATCACCGTTACCGTGACGGACAGCCGGGGACGGACGGCCACGGCCACCGCCCAGGTGCTGATCTACGCCTACCAGGCCCCGAGCCTGGACACCCAGGAGAACCGGAGCGACAGCACCGGCGCGGCGGATCCGGAGGGCGAATACATCCACGCGGCCATCACCCCGGCCTGGAGCCAGATCGACGGCAACACGGGACACCTGCTGATCCAGTACGGCGTGGACAGCCTGGCCACAGCGGTGAATCAGGACATCACACAGCAGGCCCAGGGCTTCACTTTCGGCGGGGGCAACGTGGACAGCCAGTACGCATGGCGGGTGCGCTACA